ATAAGGTAAAGAAAGGAGGTGAGACAATGGACGTTAACGTATTGATTCAGCTTATAGGTAGTTTAGGTTTCCCCATTGTGGCTTGCGGGGCGTTATTTTGGCGTATGCTTAAAAGCGACGAACAGCACGTAGAGGAAATGACCAAAATGAGCGAAGCACTTAACAACAATACAAGTGCAATACTAAAGCTAACGGAAAGGTTAGAGAAGGAGGGGTAAATATAACAGTTACCGTTTTTAACATGCCTGAAACTGTATCAGTAGCGTTTCTTGTGATTGCGGGACAGTTCGGGAATGGTGACGACCGCAAACAGAAGTTAAAGAAAGCCGGGTATAATCCAGTTACAATTCAGGCTTGCGTTAATGAGTTGCTACCTATATTAAGCAAGTACGGAGGTTAACGCATGGCAAGTATTCAAACAGCCTATGAATGGGCTATTGAAAAGTGTAACGCTCCGAACATTGGTTATAGTCAGACGAACCGCATGGAAAAGACTGTTAACGGCATTACATATTATGATTGTTCATCATTTATATGGTTTGCGTTAAAGGCGGGCGGGTTCGACGTGGTTAAGGCTAACGGTGGTTCAACGTGGGCTTTCACAACTGGAACTATGGCTAATGCTTTACGCTTGTTAGGTTTTGCCAAAATGGGAACGGCTCAACCGTGGAAACCCGGCGACATTCTATTACGAACAGGCCACACGGAAATGGCGTTCGATGGCACTCACACAATGGGCGCACATTCAAGCAAAGTTCCACTTGCACAGCAAGTTTCCATCAATTCAAATCCGGGCAGTGCGTCAAATTGGTTGGAATTATGGCGCTATGGCGGAGGGGCGGAAACCAAGTGGATTAAGGGGAACCGGTATTTATCCACAGGGGAAATGCAGAACAACGCGCAAATTATTTTTAATGCGTTATTGTTAAAAGGTTGGACGAAAAATGCCATTGCGGGCATGTTGGGGAACATGCAAAAAGAAAGCACAATCAACCCCGGAATATGGCAGAATCTAAAACCTAACCCGTCGTTAGGTTGGGGGTTGGTACAGTGGACACCCTCAACAAACTTTACCGATTGGGCGGCGGCTAACGGCTACGCAAACGACGACGGCGACGCCCAACTAATATGGATTGATACAGTAACCGCAAGTGCAGGACAGTGGATTCCAACAACTAAATACCCGGAAACTTTTGGGGAATTTAAGGTTAGTACACAAACGCCGGAGTATTTAGCCGATTGTTTTTTGAAGAACTTTGAACGCCCCAGAGAAAGCGACCAGCCCGACCGTCAACAGTACGCCCGTTATTGGTTTGATTGGTGGGAGGGTTCACCCGTACCGCCGCCGAACCCGAACCCTGAACCCGATTGGAAACCGTCCATGCCTATTTGGTTTGCCTTAAAGAAATACTAATAAATGGAGGATAAAATGGCTGTAAGAACCCGTGATGAAATTTTAGCCGCTATCGGTTCCCGTTTGGGCGACGACACAAGCGACGACACATTAGCGATTATTGAAGATATTGATGATACTCTCAGGGACTACGAAACCCGCACCGGTGAAGATTGGAAAACGAGGTACGATGAATTAGATGCACAGTGGCGCAAGCGTTACCGTGACCGCTTTTTTCAGAAAGCCTACAACGAAGAAACAACCCCGGAGGATGTAAAGGACGATAACGAAGAAGATTTAAAGGAAGAAAGCGAAGTCAAAGACTTTGACGAACTTTTCGAGGAAAAGGAGGATAACAGTGGCTATTAAACCTAACAATGTTGTGTTAAAGGCAAATTCTGTTGAAATTTTAAACGCTATCAGAAATAGCGCAACGCCGTATTATAGGCAGATGATTCCAACCGCCAAGGCTAATACTGGCAGTATCCGGCAGATTGGCAATATTATGATGGAATACGAACCGTTGCAGAACGAATTTCTGTCTGCCCTGTATAACAGAATTGGCCGGGTTATTATTACGTCTAAAATGTATTATAACCCGTGGGCACCGTTCAAAAAGGGGTTAATGGAACTCGGCGAAACCGTAGAGGAAGTATTTATTAACATCGCGAAGGCGCATACTTTCAACCCGGAAAAAGCCGAAACGGAATTTATGAAACGGGAAATTCCGGACGTTCGTGCGGCGTTCCATACAATGAATTATCAGAAATTTTACAAGGCAACGATTAGCAACGATCAGCTACGGCAGGCATTTCTTTCCTGGCAAGGCATTACAGACCTGATTGCGAAAATCGTTGACGCAATGTATACAGCGCATAACTATGATGAATTTCAGGTTACAAAGTACATGCTTGCCCGGAACATTCTTAACGGTTTCCTATATCCTATCACGGTTCCGCAGATTAGTAAGGAAAACGCGGAAGATATTGTAACAGAAGTTAAGGCGGCAAGTAATAATTTAACGTACATGTCTACCGACTATAACCTTGCCGGGGTAAGCACGTTTACTGATAAGAAAGATCAGTTTATTATTACTACCGCCCGGTTCGATGCGATCATGGACGTTAACGTTTTAGCGGCGGCGTTCAACATGGACAAGGCGGAGTTTATGGGGAACCGGGTACAGATTGACGGTTTTGATAAAATCGATGATGCCCGCATGACACAGCTATTTGCCGATGACCCTAATGCCGGTTATATTGCATTGACAACCGACGAAAAAGCCGCGCTTGCGCAGGTTCCCGCTATTATCGTTGACCGCGACTATTTCATGATTTTTGATAATCTGTATAAGTTCACGGAAGATTATAACGGCGAGGGCTTATACTGGCAGTATTGGTATCACGCATGGAAAACGTTCTCGACATCCCCGTTTGCGAACGCGGAAATTTTCGTGCCCGGTAAGCCTTCCGTAACGTCCGTTACTGTCAGCCCCGCTACCGCAACGGTGAATAAGGGAAATATGGTTCAGCTAAACGCCGTTGTTGACGCGGAAAGTTTCGCGCCGAGGTCCGTTGTATGGACCGTTGACAGTGACGTTTCCACGGTTTCCGCTAATGGCCTGCTGACTGTTAGTGCGGAGGAAACAAAAGGAACGCTTACTGTAACCGCCACAAGTACATTTGACGGTGAGAAAAAGGGAACTGCTACTATTACCGTTCCCGCCTGACACAACAACGTTTCACGTGAAACATTCCCACAATGTTTCACGTGAAATTTTAAGGAGATTAAAACGTGTATATAGCACCAAACACAACTATAAGATTGCTAAAAAACGTTCCTTTAGATAACACGTATAGAAATACTATATATTTTGCTAACGTTGAAAATCAAACGTCTTATTTTTCAGGAAAAACAAAATACACGTTTGCGGCACAATCTTATCAGCGGGTACAAAAAGGAACGTTAAGAATAGGGCGAAAAGCTGATGATTTGTACGATTGTAACTATCTTATGTTCCAAAACAGCGCATACGGGAACAAGTGGTTTTATGCGTTTGTAACGGGTGTTGAATATGTCAATAATGAAACGTCGGAGGTAAGTTTTGAAATAGACGTTATGCAAACATGGCATTTTGACTATAACGTTAAAATGTCATTCGTTGAACGTGAAATGAGTATTAGTGACAAAATCGGGGATAATCTTGTTCCTGAAAATCTGGAAATTGGCGACTATGTTTACAAGGATTTAGGGCTAACAAGTTTATTTAATCTTTACCAGATTGTAATAGCCGCAACCTTTAAAGAAGATTTAGAGGACGCAACCGGGGGAATGTATGGCGGCGTATTTTCCGGCTTGCATTACAACGTGTTTAGTACGTGGCAGAGTGCGGCAAGTTTCATAGCTAAAGCGACCAAGCAGAACAAAGCGAACGGCATTGTTTCTATATTTATGTTACCCGTTGCGTTTACCTCTGATTTTCAGTCTACCATGCCGCAAGTATTTGATATTGAAAGGGATAAACAGTTATCAGATATTGACGGCTACGTGCCTAAAAACAATAAGTTATTCACATACCCTTATAACTTGCTGTATGTTACTAACAATGAGGGTAACGTAGCAAACTATGCTTTCGAGTATTTTAGCACCGATAAATGCAACTTTAACGTTTCCGGGGCTATGTGTTGCACCCCTGAATGTATGCTTGTACCACTTAACTATAAAGGTGTCGAAAAGAATTACAACGAAAAGTTAACAATAGGCAATTTCCCTCAATGCGCCTACACGGTTGACACGTTTAAAGCGTGGGTTGCTCAGAACCAAAACCAGTTAGCATTAAACGCAATAAACGCAATCGGACAAACGGCGGCGGGTGCGGCGACTATGTATGCAAGCGGCGGAACATTGGGAGCGGGAACGACGCTAAGCGGTGTTCAGCAAATAGCCAATCTTGTTGCAACCGTTAGCGATAAAAGCACATTACCGCCACAAGCAAGGGGCGGGGGCGGTTCCATTATCAACATGGCTAATCAGATAAAGGGTTTTCAATTTTACTACGCTCATATTCGTGCAGAGTTCGCCCGCATTATTGACGACTACTTCAACGCTTACGGGTATGCAACACATAGGGTTAAAATACCTAATAGGTTTTGGCGCCCGCATTGGAACTATGTTAAAACAGTTAATGTATGCTTAACAGGTTCTGTTCCGGCTGATGATATGGCAAAATTAAGACAAATATATGACAACGGTGTAACGTTTTGGCGCAACGGTGACGAAGTGGGGAACTATGCGTTAGATAATAGGCCGAGTGAATAGAAAGGAGGTTAAAGCATGGGAAAGGGCAAGCGTGAAAAATGGGAAAGCGCATTGTTAAACAACCGCACATATTTACAGTATTACAACCGATTGTTAGAAATTGCAATAAATATGTACGAGTGGAAGAATTTACCCGAAACCGTGGACGAACGTTTTTTAGAATTAACGTTATTTTCCGACGGTATGGCGATTTTCTTTCAGGACGACGGCGGTTTAGGCTATTTGTGTTTGCAATGTATGATAGGTGGCGAACTTGACGTTTACAGAATACCGATGGATAGAACGGCATACGCCACAAACGGCTATCAAATGCACCTCAACAATCAAAATAGTGTTATCATATTCAATAACTACACGCATACTAACAGTATGCTTGACGTTGAAATGTATTCCCGTAGATTGTATGAAATTGAACGAACAATAGACGTTAACGTTAAGGCGCAGAAAACCCCTATTCTAATTAGGGCAACCGAAAACCAACGGTTGACCATGAAAAACCTTTATATGCAGTATGACGGAAACGAACCCTTTATTTTTGGGGATAAACAGCTTGATATGGACGGCATAAAGGTTTTGAAAACTGACGCCCCTTACGTGGCCGACAAGCTAAACATACTTAAAAGGCAGATCTGGAACGAAGCATTAACCTATTTAGGTATTGAAAACAGCAACACAGAAAAACGTGAACGTCTTGTCAGTGATGAAATTACAAGTAATCTGGGAGGTGTAGCCGCACAACGGTTTTGCCGATTAAACGCCCGGCGCAAAGCCGCAGATCAAATAAATAGAATGTTCGGGTTAAATATTCAAGTTGATTTCCGGGAGGAAATTAAAACAATGTTTCAGGATGATAGTGCAGACGACGGGCGGGAGGATAGCGAATATGAGTAAGTATACAACGCAGGTCCGTTTCATTTGCGAAACCGCCGCCGGTCTTAGCGAATCGGAGGGGCAGGCATCCGTAAATAAAATTATTGCCTCCGCTATCCCGTCCGTGTTTGATTTTGATTTTCCTATCTTTGACGAAAGCTATCGGAATGTCCTTGAAACAAAAATACTTAAGCACTATTATACCCGTGAAATAGGGTTAGAAACGGTCGGTTTGTGGAAGTTAAAGCTTGACACAAAACTTAATGAAATTATGCCGTTTTATAATCAGCTTTACAAGTCCGAGTTAATAGAGTTTAACCCTATGTATGACGTAGACTTGACGCGTGACCATAACCTGAAACGTGAGGAAACCACAAAACAGGACGCGACTGAAAAAGGAACGACCGAAAAAACGGGCAGTGTTGACGATAGCACGCATACAGAAACAAGTGATAGTCAGAATAACGAAAGCACAACCGACATTCAGAATACAACCGGCAGCACTTCTAAGGAACAGTTAGGGGCAAGCAAAACGCACTATGATAAATATAGTGACACCCCGCAAGGTTCGTTACAAAATGTGCAAAATGATACTTATTTAACTAACGCCCGTATGATTAACGATACAGATAGTCAGACGGGAGAAACTACCGTTTCCGGCAATGATACAAGTAAGGGAACGACCACCGCTAACAGTAGCGCAGATGGAACAAACGACACGGAGCGCAATATTAGCACTAATGACAGTGAAGAAAAAAGCGTTTCGCAAAACTTAAATAAAAACCTTAATTCCATTGATGATTATATAGAACATGTTAAGGGTAAAAACGGCGGCGTTTCTTACTCTGCTATGCTAAACGAGTTTAGAACAACATTTCTAAATATTGATATGCAGATTATCAATGAGTTAAGCGATTTATTTATGAATTTATGGTAAGGAGGTATAATATGATTAACAATAACTTTACAGAAATTAAACCACTTTGTTATTGGGTTCAGCACATTTTACCATTAGTTTATGATGATAGTCTTTCTTACATGGAACTTTTAGGAAAGGTTAAAAATAAGCTTAATGAACTTATCGTTAATAATAACAAATTACCTGATTTTATATCGGAACAGATAAAAGAATATATTTCAAGCGGTGCGATTGAAAAAGTCCTTGCCAAAATTTTAACGGATTATATACTAAACGTTAAGTACCCGCCAGAGGGAATTACACCGGCAGTTGGTAACGGTTCTGCGGATGATACAGAGGCTATTCAAGGCTGTATTGATTATGCTAGTGCTACCGGCGGCGTTGTGTTTTTCCCGTATGGAGTATACCTTACACAGCCTATCACAGTAAAAAATAATGTGTCACTATTCGGGCTTGACCGTAATTCAACGCGGTTAGTGCTCAAAGGGGGTGTAACTAATTCTTTAATTAACGGCTCTGCTTCAGATTTTTCCATCATTAATTTAACATTAGACGGAAATTCAGGTGTTCAAGTTAATGACGTTAATGTCATTGATATAAGCTCATCTAACGTTTTATTAGATAATTTGGTGCTAAAAGACGGATTTAATTTGTTAAAATATAACGGTGAAAATGGCACATTACAAATTTCTAATATTATTTTTGACCGAGCAGTCGAAAAAAATTGTCAAATTTCAGGAAACACAAATGTTCAAATGACAAACGCTGTTTTTAACAGTTTATCACCCGTTAGCGATGCTTGTGTGATTCAAATTGATTCAAATAGTGGGTTATATGAATTCAAAAGTATTGCACCATGTAATAAATGCGTTATATTAAACGGAAACGATAATGTTATTCACGCGTTCGTTGAAAACAGTGAAACACCTGTGACAGACAACGGGCTTAGAAATAATGTACTAATTTACGGCGTTTCTAACACAACTAATTTTAATGGCGATGTAAAAACAAGTGTTGGTGGCGATGTAAAAACTAGCGTTGATGGAAATTATTCTGCGCACGTGGTCGGGCGTTATACACACTCTGTTGATGGGGATTCAAATAAAACAGTTGCCGGTGCAAACGTAGAAATTTTTAATGGAAAATACACAAAAGAAGTTGCGGGCGCGTCTGAATACACTTACAATAACAACTACACCGAAAGTGTTACCGGTTCATATAATAAAAATGTTACTGGGGAAACTGTAGAAACATATACCAATAAAAATGAAGGTGGTAATAACTACGAACAGTCATTCACATCAACAAAATTTTTAGGTGATACACTACAGATAGATACTACTAACCCATTAAAATACAGAAAGCCTACACTAGTCCGGAACAAACTATACTCTGTCCCATTTAGTGACCCTGAAGGTGAGACTTATAACGTGTTAGTTGGGGACGTATCCGAACCAAACGTTGTAAATGTGTCAACATACGGCGCTGTGGGTGACGGCGTTACAAATGACACAGAAGCAGTTCGGGAAGCGGTGACCTATTGTAATGAAAATGGGCTTTCCCTACAATTTGACCCAAACAAAACCTATTTATTAGACGGAAACGCTAGAATAGAAATTAAATGTAACGTAGATTTCAACTGGTCCACACTGAAATGCACAAACATAGATGGCGATGTGTTTATCGTTAAACCATCGTCTGCTACCACGATTAACACAACAAATAACGTATTTACTCAGGAACGAACAACCGATGATAGGCTGTTTAATAGCGTTTTCAATCTAAGAACCCCTATATCACTTGGAAAACGTTATGGAACGGGTGATGATTTTTATGTAAATGTAATGCTTGTAACAGATGGTAACGGATATTATACAAACGTAAAATTACCGTTCAATATTGTTGAGGGTGATTATGTAGCAGAAAACGTTCACAAAATAGAAAAATTAATTGTGATTAAAAACGCTACATTAGATTTTACTAATGTAACTACGGCGGGGGTAGCATTTATCCGGTGTGAACGTAGTAACGTAAAATTTAGCGGATTTAACAGTGTTGCCGCTAGCGTTGCAACAGAAAGCCGGTTTATTTGGCTTAGCCGGTGTGCATTTAATGAAATTGAGAAAATTAACTGTAATACACCTTTTACGGCTAGTGGATATGTGTTTGGCGCATTTATAGCTGATGACATTTACGTACACGATTGTAATATGAACGATACAAACGAGAATAGCTGGGGTAGTATTGGAACTTCGTATTTAACAAATTTCTTTTATGAACGTGTTAAATCTAACAGATTTGACTGTCACTATTACGCGTCCGGGTATTATATTTTAAAGGAGTGTGAGTGCAACTACTTTACAATACCGGGTGGGTTCGGGAATATCACAATAATAGACACCCTACTCAACGCAAAAACGGGGACACTAATCGAACAACGAGCAGATTTGCAAAATTTTTATAATGGAAATATAACGTTTGACGGGTGCATTATTAGGGGACATAGTAGCTATCCTATTTTTAGATACTGGACAAGATATGCTATCCCGAACTTGAATGAATTTAACCCGCAAAAAACTGTAATAACTTTTAAGGGGTGCAAATTCTTTTCAGAATATCAAGGCCCGTTTGTATTTAATACGGTAAATCAGGATATAGCAGACCTACTGCTTTTAAAGGTAGAAAATTCAATCTTTGTTACATCAAAACCCGGTATTATTGCGGCTAGGTACGATAATAAAAATTATTTGAATAACCTTGAATACAGAGAGTTTAAAATAAGGGGTTATTTGAAATTAGAGAATTTACCTAACTACGCGGAATTTAATGGGTGTGAAATGGGTTATTTATGTGAGTTTCCAAGCGGTACAGGGACTTTAGTTTTAAAAAATAACAAAATGCCAGGTAAAAATTATAATGGAAATTATGGGACAATCATTTACACCGGAAACGTTTTGAGTTTTGACCGCGCTATGAGTGATACTGCAACAAACAAATGCGTTTCAAACAATATCATTGTAGCCGAAACAAAAACCAACCTTGCTAGCTGGAATTCTGGCGTAGAATAAATTTTATAAAGCGGGTTAAAGTTAATTTTGTAATTGACAGATAACGTTAAGTATGCTATTCTTATAATATGAAAGGTACGAAACAGTCACTTATTAAAAGATTTCTTAAAGCATTGCACGGTTAATTATTAGAAAGGTGGTTAAAATTATGAAGAATAGTGATAAAATGAAAGCATTAGAAATTTGCGTGAACAGCGTAGCAACAGTTATTATGTGCCCGGTTATAAACGGAACAGTTAGACACGAATATTTAGGAATTACAAATTGTTGTCAGGACGTTATAACAGAACTTATTAAAAATGATTTTCTTGTATCATTAAATAACGGCATTATGATTGTTGACAAATTCTAATCATTGATCCCGCCTCACACCGCATGCACGCCAGACCCGAT